TAGGATCAGTTAATCCCCCAATAATTCTTCCAACAATATAACCCGGACTACTGGTTATCATTTTATCTTCAATAGATTTTCTTTGCTTTAAATAAAAAGTTTCTTGAGGAGAACCTGAATGAAGAAAATATGACATATCTTCTAATGTATCTGCTAATTGTGGATCATCATAAGGATTATATCCTTCTATATCTTGAAAACTATTTTTACTATTTTCAGTTGCATTAGCAATTCCCATAGCAAGTAAATTTTCTTTAACAAAACCTGTTTTTAAACTGTTGCCAAAATCTTTATAATCTCCCCATGTATATTGCTTTCTAGGAGTTAAATCATAAACCGTATGAGGTTTTTGTATAGTAGCTAAATAATCACCCATTATAATTGTTGATCGTATGATCCTGTACTTACACCTTTACTCCATTGATCAATAAGATGAGCATTATGTTCTAATCTAGTTGAAATACCAGATAAACCTTTTTCTTTATAAGCATTAGAATCAATAGTCATTTGACCTAATACAGTATTAGGATCAGCTACACCCCATTCTCCAATATGAGTTCTATCATTAGTAGAAACATAATTATTTAAATGTTTATAAAATTGTGTTTTATCTCCTATAAAACCACCACCAGCATTATAAGCCATATCTGTTAATGCTAAATATAAATAACTATTCATATGGTCGTCAAAATTAATATTAGAATATGTATTTCTAACTTGACCTTGAAACTCAGGTAAAAGTGTATCTAAAAATATATCAATAGAATCTTCCATTTTAATAGTTTCATTTCCACTCATTAAACCATCATAAGTATAACCTTTAGCTTCAAGAGCTTTTACAACATTTTCGTTATTCATACTAAATCCATGACCAACAGTTGCATCAAACATTCCATATTTTTTATTATATGAATGAGGTAATAAAGAATTAAATGCTTCATTTTGATCAGTAAATTTACCTTGTTGAACTAAATCATATGCTTGGCTCATTAATTTAGCGTGTTTCATAGGATTCATCCAATGCTTTTGAGCATCATATACTTTATTATCATAACCTTCATTTTTCATAATTAAATCAAAAAAAGCATTTTCACTTCTTACTACTTTACCATCTTTGCCCATAACTATTTGTCCTTTCAAAATGTTTACATCATCAATATCTGTTCTATTAGCCATTGCTGATTGTAATAATATTATTGCTTGCTGGTTTTCTTGAACATCTTGAGAAAGAAATTCTTGATCATTTTGTAAATTAGTACCAAAAAATTCATCAAAATCTTTCCCTATTTCATTTAAAACTTCTTTACCACCTGTTAATATTTCTTCCATTATTCCCCATACAGCTTTATTTAAATCTGTAGGATTAGGATTTTTAGATAAATGCCATGCTCTTAATTTTTTCTTTTGTTCTTTTTTTGCTTGTTCATAAGTAACACTATTATAACGAGATACTGGCTTTTCAGGAATCCATCCTATTTCAGAACTAGCCATATTAGGTAATACACTAAATAATTCATCACCATCTAAATCCATATGTATTTTATATGATGGTAAACCATTAATAGTTTTCCAATATTCTGTTTTAATTCTACCTTCATTAATCATTCTATATAAATTATTTGAAGTAATCATATCTTCTGTAATACCGTATGTTTCTCTTTCTGCATCTGTCATTTGATAAAATCTACGCATTACAGTCATAACTAAATCTGATGAAATATCAGAATCAGTTAATCCTTTACTCCTGTATGTTTCAAATACAGGATATCTTGTCATTGTTAAGTTTGTCATTGTGTAAACATCCAGCCTTGATTACCCATTTCTTTTATTGCTCCTTGAACAGCTTTACTAAAATGATCCTTAATATTTGATGGTAATATCTCACCCGGAGTTGCATAACTTGCAGCTAAATGATGAGTTACTAATTCTTCAAACATAGGCATCATTTCATCTAACATAAAATTTAAATCTTTCCAGTCAGGAGATACCATATCTCTTATTGCAGCAGCATCTTCATCACTCCAACCAAAAAAATCTCTTAAATAAGTTAAACCAAAATTACCCCATAAGGTATTATCTTTTGCTGCTTGATCTATCATATCTCTTAATTCAAATTTAATAGCTTCATGAAATCCATTTCCATCAAGAGCAGTATTTTCTGCTCCTTCATGCCATATTGTATCTGATTTTATAGCTCTATCTATTCTATCAATTTTTTCATCTAATGTAGTTGAATCAGGATTAATTTGTAATTTATATCTTTCTAATAACTTTTCTTTAGTCATTACAGTACCACCAGATTCTGCTGATTGTAAAAATTCTAATTGTTTACTTAATCCTAATAAAGCATTCCATGAAGTAGCATCTTGTGCATCTTTAGGAACATAACCTGATCTGCTATTTAAATAACCAACAACATTTGCTAATGAAAAAATAGCTTCAGGATTTTCATCTATATTAATTTGATGTGCTGAATCTAAAATTGATTTAAATGCTGGATGTAAATATCCTAATTTTTGTGTTAAATTACTTAATGCTATTAACTCATTTGATGGTTGTCCATTATCTGTAAATCCTACTTTAGTTACATCAAAGTAAGGTACACCTTCTTGAAAACCAGCCATTGCATATCCAGCCATATGATTTGCTAATTGTAATTCAGCTTCTTTTTTTGTAATTTTAATTCCTGATAATGCAGCTTGATGAACAATATTATCTACTGCTTGTAAAAAAGTATGTCCACCATTTTCCATTTTGGTAAAATCTATCATACCTGTATTTTTTACAATATGAGCTACTCTCCACGCATCTTTTATTTGTTTAATTTGGTCATTACTAGCACCTACAAAATTTTCACTTATATATTTATCTAGTGCTGTTTCTGTTTCAAATAAAGAAAAAGTATCATTAACTGATCCGGGTCCACCTCCAGTAAATAAATTAATATTTTCTGTTAATTCAGATTGTTCTTGATTTGTTAATGCAGCAGATTCTACTTTATGATCATTAACTAATCCATCAGCATGAGTTTCAATATTTACTTTTATTTCTGATCTTTTATCATTATCAACATCAGTAAAGGTAAACGGGCCAGTTAATTCATTATTGCCAAATGTATCAAAACCATCTGATTCATATTCTACCATACTTTCTTTAATTAATTTTAAAGTTTCTGTAACAGCAGATTCTCCTGACCAACCATCTATTTCATTTCCTACTAATTGTCCACTTGCTATTCTTTGTTTATCTACTTCAATAGCGTTTTCTAACATTTCAGAAACAACAGATTTTATTCTTCCTTCTTCTAATTGTACTTTCCATTCTTTTAACATTGCATCAGGAGGCAACATATCTCCTCTCATATTAGTAGGTAATGAGTTCCATATTTTTTCATATGTTGCATGCATTTCACTTAAACGAGGCATAAGATTTTCACCAAATAATGTAGTATGATTTAATGAATCTGTTTTATTAATTTGATCTAACATATTATTTAATTCAGAATCATTACCTACAAACATATTTGTTTTAGCTTCTTGATTATTTCTCATCCAAGTAGCGTCTATAATTGTATTACTTTCTTGTGTTATTATTGATGCTAAATATCCTTTGCTCCATGATTTAAATGCTTTTGGTGCTTCTTCAATAATACTATCACTATAAGCACTAGCTTGATTCATAAAATTAGATGGATCATATCTATTTTCATTTGCATACCCACTTATTGTTTCTAATGCTTTTGCTTTTAAATTATTTTTCCAATTTTCTTCTTCTTGAACAAGTTTTTGTT